TATACAGAAACCTTCACCATGTCCTGCATCAATAATCATATCGGTTGCTTGATACTTAGAGTGAGCATAGTGTTGTGTATAGGTGCTATCAATATATTGTTTAACACCATTTAAGTTTATGTTTTCATCAAATTTATATTCCATATTTATATCCAGTCTTTAGGTAGTGTGTGTTCACTATACCATTTAAAATTATTTTTTTCTGCCCACTCTGCATGACTTCGTTTAGTTCCGTCTTTTCTTCTTTTAGCTTGAGGCATAGGAGAACTAGGACTAGAGAACAAAAAGACTAACTCTTGATTAGGTTGAAGACACTTACGTATCCAAACATATTTATTGTATTCTTGGTAATCCCAAAATCTACCTTTAGCTTCAAGTAAGTATTCTACACCATTTATAACTTTTGTAAAGTCAGGTTCGTATTTATGTTCTACAACATAAGAAACTTTATCTGAATGGTGAGACCACTTAGATAAAACATTAGTATGTAGTTTATATTCCCACCCTGAATCATATCCTTTAGGAATATCTTTTTCGACAGGTCTAATCTTGCGAGGCTTACGATATCCTTTTCTCATAAAATTCCTTTTTTAATTTTTTATTAAACCATTTATGAGAAAAAGAAGAAAGCATTATCTTATTATTTGCAAACACATGAGTCTGCTCAGGCATGTAATCTTTAAAGTTTTTTGTAGTTATTCTTTCTAATTCTGCTTCAGGTAACAAAGACTGTAACCACTCAACTGTTAATTCTTTAGCTTGTCTTCTTATTTTTTTAGCTTGTCTACCATTCATAATATTTCTCTTACATTAGGTAGCTTTTCTACCTTACTTAAATATACATTTCCTTTTGCATATGCAAATGTTCGTAATCCTTGACCTTCATTAGAGTCTTCATAGCAAACAAATTTATGGGGACAGTAGTTGCATCCCATAGGTAATTTCATATTACCTGATACACCTTCTGCTATAACATTATAGCACCTGTCAGGTGGACTGTCAAGAGAAATCGCTTTTTTAACTTCTTTTATTTTATGTACGATGTTAGGCTTCTCTAAATCATCAGGTATAAACGTGGTTAGCTCGCCTGTTTCTTTATTCATTACTAAGAAACCACCCTTAGAAGTTTGCTCTGCCTCTTCATATCCTGCAAGTTGTGATAGATATCCAAAGCTATCATTCTGTGCCAACGTACCTTCCTTAAACTTTTTAAAGGCATAGCCTGATGCAGTCTTAACATCAATAACTTCTCCGTCTATAATAGAATCCATATGTCCTTTAATTCCTTGTACTGATATTTCTTTTTGTTCTCCTGAAACAACATGTCCTGAAAGACGAACAAAGAATAAAAGTAAAACCTCAAGTAAATGTCCATATAAAAACTTAATAAAAGTAGGCGGGTCTATCTTTTCTTGATGTGCATCTGAAAGATTTAAGTCATACCATAATCTACGTAGTGGTCTACCAATGTTAGACATTCTTAAACCACTCTTAGGTCTAGGTTGAGGAGTTGCCCAACCTTTTAAAGCATCAGCCATGTCTTGACCAAACTTTTCATATTCTTTATCTGATATTTTTATAGCTTTATCTTCTGATAAAACACTAATAGTTTTATAAATATCCTCTACAAGCGTATCTAGTTTAGGCAACTTCTTTTTTGTCTGTTTCTTTGTCATCTTTAATTTCTTTAAAAGCTTTAATAACATCTGACGAGAATAGTTTCTGTAAGTTTACTAGAAACATACGACTCGCATTGTTATCTCCACCCGATACAGTTTTAAAAGTATCTAGTTTATCTACTATCTTTCTAAGAGTATCTGTGTGGAACACAAGAGTACAGTACTCGTCTTTACCTATGCAAAGATTATGAAACCAGTAATCAGATTCAGTTGCTCTGATACCTGAGGGCTTGCCCCATGATTCATACTCTATACAAATGTTACCTGACTTCTGCCAAATATCTCTTTCTGATTTGACTTCTATCTTTTTATTGGTAAGCATTTCTGCTATCTTATCCTCACGGATACTACCATATTGTAAATCTAAATCAAACTTCTTCCTATCTTTTTTAGTGGGTTTCATACCAACTGTCTCCTATATTAAATTCGCCCGTCAATGGACATCTTAAGTTATATTCTGTAGATGCTTGTTCTATACATCTAACTGCTAATGCACCTACCCCATTTGCATGGGATTCAGGTACTTCTATCTGCCATTCGTCATGAATATTAGCAACTATTTTAGCAGGGATAGTTCCTAATTCTAACATATCCGATAAAATAACTAAAGCTTTTTTCATAACTATTGCACCTGCTCCTTGTAATAATGTATTCAAAGAAGCGTGTCTGTGTCTGATAAATATCTTACGTCCGTCTAAACCTTTTAAGTATCCTCTTGAAGACGCTCGTTCAACCCTGTCTCTAAGAGTTTTAAATGCAGGATTACTATTGATAAAAGACTCTCTAAGTTGTTTACCATGCTTTCTACTTCCTTGCACGATTGTACCAAGCTTTTCGTCTCCTGCCCCGTAAATGAGTGCATAGATGAATGTTTTAGCCTGATTTCTTGATTCAAGTCCTGCAGACTTTTGGTTAGTTGTGTGAATGTCTCCGTTGATAATTTCATTTATGTAATCCTCGTCAGCCATATAGTGTGCTAACAATCTTAATTCTAAACCACTAGCATCTATACCTACTAGCTTGTTCCCTTTATCTACTATCCAACAGGCTCTACATTCCTTACCATAAGGACTACTAACACTAGGAACTTGTGCCATGTTAGGATTTCTATGTGCCATTCTACCTGTGATTGCACCTGTAGACAACACCGCACCATGTACTCTGTCATCATCTTCTACTGAATCTAACCATGAACTAATCTGTGCAATTCTTTTTTGATACAACAGAAAGTCTGCGATTAACTTAGCTTCTTTAATGTGAGTTATGTTCTTTAGTGTGCCTTCATCTACAATAGGTTGACCTGTTGGTGTAAATTTATTAGGCTTCCAACCAAAACTAATTAAGTATTCACCAATCTGTTTACGAGAGCCTAAGTTAAATTCTACTAACTCTTTACGCATAAAAGGTTTCATGTTGCCTGATGCCTGTATGTCTGCATACTCGTATTCAGTTAAGCCTGACTTAGACAAAGTTTTATCTTGCTTTAGTTTAGGAATTACTTCTTTTACATCAACCCATTTAGGTTTAAAAGTTCTATGTACTTCATCCTGAACTTGTTTAATTTTACAATTTAATTCTGATAATAAATTTGTAGCAAACTCTATATCTATTTTAAAGCCATTACTTTTTTGTTGTTCTAAAATATAAGTTACATGATGTTCAAGTTCTATACTTTCTTTTGAAAAACCTGCGGATTCTTTTTTAAGATAATCAAATAAAAGTTTATTGAGAACAACATCTTTTATACAATACTTTAAAGTATCTTTAGTATAAATATGAAAGTCCTCAGGGGGTAAGTCTTTTGCTACACCTAACTTAGAACCCCAAACTTTTAATGAATGTCCTTTCTCTCGTACAGGATTTAAAAGTCTAGATAATACTAAAGTGTCTACAACTTTTTCTTTGTCCCACAAGTCAATACCATGTAGTTTTTTAATTACAGGAATATCAAATCCTATAATGTTGTGACCTATAAGTTTATCAGCTTCTGCTAAGAAGTCTAAACCTTTTAAAATATTATCATCTATAATGTCAAAGGTATACTGTTTATTGTTTTCGTCTATTGCTACAATACAATGTATCTCTGTAGCATGTAAATCGTCTGTCTCTATATCAAATACTAATTCCACATAACTTCTCCACTAAAATGGTATTGTATCATCTGAACTAAAACTATTCAAGATTTCTTCATCTTCATATTCAGACAGTCTACCTGTATCTTTATTATAAACTAATGCAGTAGCTAACCCTACATCCCCTGTATAACGTGACTTAAGTACACGTAATCTTGTCGTTCTAGATTCTAATTCATCCTCTGATTGTTGATTCCTTTCTAAGGCTATAACACAATCACTTAGTTGAGCTATAGCATTGCTACCTCTTAGATGTGATAAGCTTACACTTACTCCGTTCTCATGCCCTTTATCACCCTGAACTCTACGAAGGTGAGAGACAAGTATAATACCTGCACCTGTCTCTTCAACTAAACTTCTAAGACGAGTCATAATATTATCTATTGCTCTACGCTCATCACCTTCTGTCATAGAACTAACTAGCATATGAAGGTGGTCTACGACAACCCACTTACAATCACAACCAACAATAAGATAACGAAGTTTTGAAAAGATATCTTCAATGTCATTCGTACCAAAGTGAGCATGAATAAATACTTTGTCTTGCTCAAAAGTTTTATCAAACATTTTGATTAAGTCTTGCTCTCTATACTTATCTCTAATATCATCAATGTAAAGTCTATCGTTCGCTTCAATAGATAAGATTCCGTCTACTGTACGTCTCCAATCTTCTTCTAAAGCTATGACTCCTACATTATCTTCTGTTTGATGTATGAGCCAATGCTCTAACTCTCTAGTTACACTAGACTTACCAAGACCTGTACCACCTGTAAGCGTGAGTAGTTCACCCTGTCGTAAGCCAATAAGTTTTTTGTTAAGACCATGCCAAGGGTAAGGTACACTACTTTTCTTTTCTCGTTCTAAGAAATCTTTTTGTTTCTCTGATACTCTAATGATACCACTAGGTGTATAGACCTTTGCATCCCACCAAGCCTGAGTAAATTCTTTATGAAGATTCTTACGAAGCATGTCGTTAGCATCTTTGTAACCATTAGGTATTGACACTATCTTAGCCTTACGAGGCTTGATAATACTTGCTACTTTTTGTGCGGCTTCTATGCCTTGCTTGTCATTGTCAAAACAGATAACTACATTATCAAAACTTTCTACATATTCTATGTTTTCTTTTATATCTCTGACTGCACTTTGTGCACCATTTTTTATTGATACGACTGCCCACTTACTACCTAGTAATTCATAGCCTGCCATAGCATCACATTCTCCTTCAACTATAGTTAGGTATTTACTACCTTCTTTGAAGAGTT